ACATCGGCTCGCTGGCGCCCGTTGGTGGCAATCCCGGCGGTGGATTCTTCATCCGTCCCGGCGCCAACCAAACGGATGTGGGTATGTCAGCCTTCTCTTGCGGGACGTTGTGATGAATCATTACTTCTGTCCGAATTGCGGCACGATGCATCATATTGAGTCTGTCAATGGCGCATTGTGCGCGGCGCAGGTAAAGGTATGAGTGTTGCCTTCGTCAAGAAAGCGCACGCCACCTCCGACGCCGGGGCGAATTCGATTACTGCGACCTTCGGTTCAGCGACCGCTGTTGGAAACACGGTGACTGGCTTTGTCTCATGGTTCAACAGTGGTGGGAGCACGGCGGACCTGACGTCCATTACGGACGGAACGAATACGTATTCGATCGTAGATACGAACGGAAGCACGGCAGAGATATTCTCAGCGTCCTTCGTAGGTAAGCAGACGGGGAGCGCCACTGCAATCGTGGCGCACTTCTCGAGCACGAATCCGTCGTTCTTCCGGATGTTTGTGCAGGAGTATTCCGGCTCTTCGGGCACGGTGAACGTGCATACGAAGAACCGCCAGGCGAGTCCCGGAACAGCAACTGATGCGATCACGACCGGTGCAGTGACGACCACCGTCAACGGATGCATGATCGTGGGTTGTGCGATTGATCTCACGAACACCAACACGCCAAACCCGGGCACCAGCTATACCTCGCGTGACACACTATTCAACGCGGGGGATCAGGACTGTCAGATTGTCGAGGATCAATTACAGACGAGCGCAGGCAGCATTGCTGCAACGTTCACCTCCACGGTAGGAAACACGAGCACCTACTACAACTATCTGTTGGCCCTCGCTCCCAGCGGCGGTGCCATTGCCGCGCTGGCCAGCGCTCTCAATCAGTACCAGTAAGGGCTTCTCATGCTAAAGATTCTCAAGCAGTCGACCTCGGTCACTGTGAGGGTAGGCCCGTTTGTGTCCGCTACGGATGCGGTGACAAAGCAAACCGCGCTCACCATTGCGCAGGCCGACTGCTCGTTGTCCCTCAACTACGCCGCTGCCGCGCAAAAACACAGCGCAACAAGCGCCACGCATGACACGGGCGGGTGGTATCTCGTGCCGTTTGATACGACGGACACCGGCACGGTGGGGCAACTTCAATTAGATATCAGCAAATTCGGAGCGTTGCCGGTGCGCGCTGAGTGGACGGTGGTGCCAGCCTCGGTCTACAACGCCTTGGTGGCTGGGACCGGGGTTCTTAACGTCAATGTCTCCTCAGTCAACAGCGTGAACCAGGGCGCGGTGAATCTCGGCTGGTCCACTTACACGATGCAGCCCGGCACAGTGACGAATGCTGGCTTCAGTCCGACCACGACCGAATTCGAGTGCAGTGATATCACGACCGCAGCGGCGAATCATTGGGTCGGGCGCACCGCGATCTTTACGGCCGGGACTCTATTCCAACAGGCCTCGCGCATTACAGCCTATGCCCTGGTGAGCGGCCGAGGTCATTTCACGGTGAATGCGATGACCTCCGCGCCGGCGAACGCTGACACCCTGATTATCGTGTAAAGATGGCCTTTAATCCGCTCTACACCAGTCTCGCGGTGTGGGGCGGGCCTGGGAATAGCCCCTCGGTCCCGCTTCTGACCGGAAGCGCGACGGACACGGTCTCTGTCAGTGTGACCGAGTCCAGCTCGGTCGTGGTGGCCAGCACGCTCACCGCCGCCGACACCGTCAATATCACGCTGTCTGGCGAGACGAGCACGCTGGTCCAGAACGCATTGGACTTCCAGCGCACGCTCCTGGGCGTGGGTGGCTATCCGGTCACCTATTACGATACGCCCGATCGGCTCCCGTCGCTGCTGGTGCCGATTGTCTCGAGTGACACGATCTCCGTTCAATGGAACGAGGATCCCGTCACTTCGAACACGATTACCTCTCAGGACGTCACGACCCGGATTTCGGAGTCGGAGACGTCGCAACTATTCAACGTCGTCTTCGCGGTTGACACCGCGAGCGTCACGGTCTCAGAGACCGTGGCCCTGGTGCAGGTTGCCGCGACTTCGATCACGGCGAGCGATACCGTCTCCACGACGCTGACGGAAACGTCTTCGGTCAGTGTGACGCTCGTCACGAGCGACACCACGAGTGTCACGCTGACGGATAGCTCGAGTCTGTCGACGTCCGCTCAGTCCGTCGTGGCGAGTGACACCGTCTCGGCCAGCGTGAGTGAGGCTTCGCTGCTTTCGATCTTCACCGGAATTCTGCAGTTCCAGAGCACCGATGAGATCGACATCACCCTCACCGAGTCGTCGGAACTGGAGATGGTCGTGCCGACGACCCCGTTTGCAATTCGAATTCAGCCCTTAACCGCCACGATCCGCATCACCCCGATATGAGCAAAGAAGGCGTCACGGTCACGGTAGAACCCGCGTTTTACTCACTGGCCAAATTCAACGGCGATCCGGCATCGAAACCGGAAGGGATCAGCGACTTCGAATCGCTCGCGCGCGATCTGCTCAATCCGCAATGCACCGAACTCATCGTCGGCGGTAAAGGCTGTCCGACCCAAGTCTGGAGAAAGTAATGGGCCTCACTACTGCCGCTGCCACCGAAATCGCGAAATGCGCGATCAACGACACCCCGACCTACATCAACGCGTCTAATGCGTATTTAGGGGTGGGAGATTCCACGACCGCCTTCTCAAACGCGCAAACCGATCTGCAGGCCTCTACGAACAAATTGCGGGTGGGCATGGATGCCAGCTATCCCAGCCGCTCAGGCGCCGCGGTGACCTTCCGCAGCACCTTCAGTACTTCCCAGGCGAACTGGGCGTGGCAGGAGTGGGGCGTCTTCAACGCGGCGGCCTCGGGCGTCATGTGGCAGCGCAAAGTCGAATCCCTTGGCACGAAGACGAATACGCAAGCATGGCAGTTGACGGTTACATTGACCTTCGCTGCCGCCTAAATGCTCACGATCCTGGAACAGTCGCGCCAGAAGTTCTTGGTGAGCTTCAAGGATGAGACCTACGCGCTGTTCACGCCCAGCTCGATTCGTTACCGCCTGGATGATGTAAGCGTCCCCGACTGGCCCACCGTGGTGCTCGACTGGCAGACGGTGGTCCCGGATACCACGGTGGAAATTACCATCCCGAGTAGCGCCAACAGCATCCTGAATGACCGTAACCCTTACGAGACCCGTGTGCTGACCATCCAGAGCGACTACGGCACGGATAACCAGATCTCCGCAGAGTTGAGCTATCGCGTGCGAAATATGCCGGGCGTTCAGTAGAGCCGTAACCTTTGAATTCAATAGTTTCACCATTGAGACAATATGGCAGGCGCCCCGGTCGGAAATAAGAACGCTCAGAAGGGCAAGCGCTGGCTCGAGGCGCTCGATAAGGCCTTGAAGCAGTACACCGATAAGTCCAAGAAGATCGAAGCCGGTCAGGCTTTGGACCGTATTGCCAAGATGGTTGTGAAGGAAGCACTCGACGGCGCGTTCTGGGCGATTGAGGAGATCGGCAACCGCTTGGATGGCAAGCCGTCTCAGTCCATCGATTTCACCGGCGAGATCACGCATGTCCGCGAACTCAGTGACGCCCAACTCCTCGAGCGACTTGAACGAGCTCGAGATGCTGGAGGAGCTGTGGAATCGCCGCAGAGCCCGCCAGACGCTTCAGGCGTTCACTGAGTTCACCTCGGACCGCTGGAAGGCTGCACGCCTTCACAGGGCGATCTGCGAGCAGTTCGATCGGGTCGAGCGAGGCGAGATTGACCGCCTCATGCTGCTGCTGCCTCCACAGCACGGCAAGAGCCATATCGCGAGTCGTCGCTATCCGGCGTATTCGCTCGGCCACGATCCGCGGCACGACATCATTTCAGCGAGCGCGACCGGGACGCTGGCGGAAGAGTTTGGCCGCGATGTGCGCAATCTGCTCGCGACGCCAGAATATCGGGTTCTCTTCAACACGACACTCGCAGAGGATTCGCAGGCTGCGGGACGCTGGAAAACTCAGGAAGGCGGCAGCTATTACGCGGTGGGTATTGGAGGCGCTCTGATGGGGCGTGGTGCAACGCGGCTCATTATCGATGATCCCTTTGCCACGATGCAGGATGCACAGAGTGAAAACGCGCGGGAGCGTGTGTGGGAATGGTACGTCGGTACGGCCTATAACCGCGTCAGGCCAAAGGGCGCAATAGTCCTTATCCAGCACCGCATGCACGAGGATGACCTGGCAGGACGGCTCATCGAGCGTCAGAAAGCGGGTGGAGATAAGTGGGAGATCGTCTTACTCCCAGCAATCGCCAACGGCGAGGCACTTTGGCCTGAGCGTTACGACCTGCCTGCACTGCACCGTATCCGCGCCAACACGGCGCCGCTGCACTGGAGTGCGCTCTATCAGCAGAACCCCATGCCCGATGAGGGCACGTTCTTCAAGCGCGAGTGGTTCAAGTTCTACACCACACCGCCGCGGCAACTGCATAAGTACAGCACGGGTGACTTCGCGGTCACTGAGGGTGCAGGCGATTTCACCGACATCGGCACTCACGGCTATGCCCCGGACGGCTCGTTGTATCTGGCCATCGAGGGCTGGCATGGGCAGACCAGTGCGGACAAATGGATCGATGCATTGATCGACCAGATCGAGCGGCATCAGCCGTTCTGCTTTTTCGGGGAGGGTGGACCGATCAGACGATCCATCGAACCCTTTTTGATACGGCGCATGCGCGAGCGCAAGAAGGCCTGTCGGCTCGAATGGCTTCCCAGTTCGGCCGACAAGGCCACGATGGCGCGACCGCTCCAGGCCATGGCGAGTATGGGCAAGGTCTATTTGCCCGATACCGAGTATGGACACCGCTTGCTCCAGCAGATGCTGCATTTCCCGGCCGGCAAGTATGACGACGCAGTGGATATGGCCAGCCTGATGGGACGCGCGATTGATCAGGCCCATCCGGCGGTCCTGAAGCAGACCAATACCGAAGCGCAGCCCAAAGACTCCTACGCCCGTTTATTCGAGGAACCTGAGACCCGAGCATGGCGAACCGCCTAGTCACTTTCGAAATACGGCGTGTCGATTTCAATCGGAAGTACGACATAGCTTGGACAGATCCTGATGGTCGGAAATGCCACCAAGTATTTCCATTGGGCTCATTAGAGCCTTTTTTGCTGGCCATATTGAAGGTGGGTGAATCAGCCGACGCTTTGGATGATGCTGACCATGGCAGCGCGTAAAAAAGCCAAAAAGCTCGACGCCAGTAATCCGGATGTCGGTGCTTCCGGTGTCGGTGACGGCGATCCGATTGAGGGCAATCAGCAGCTTGCGCGTTTCGTGCATCAGTTCAATCTCTCGGCCGATACCACGCGGGATGCGCGCAAGCAGGCGCAGATCCATCGCGACTATTACGATGGCAAGCAATGGTCGGATGAGGAAGTCGAGGTTCTCTGCCGACGCGGTCAGCCGGCGATCACTGATAACCGCATCAAGGACAAGATCGAATACCTCCTGGGGTTGGAGCGTCAGACGCGCACCGACCCCAAGGCCTTCCCGCGAACCCCGCAGGATGATCCCGGCGCGGATGCCGCAACCGACGCGCTGCGTTACGTCGCGGACTGCAATCACTTCCCGCAGACCAAGTCGAAGGTCTTCGAGAACATGACGGTGGAGGGCTTCGGGGGCGCCGAAGTCATTGTCGACAACGATCAGACCTACGGGAAGAGCGGCAACAAGAAGGTTGTCATTCGCTATATCCGCTGGGACCGCCTGTATTACGACGGCCACTCACTGTTACCGGACTTCAGTGACTCGCGCTATCAGGGCATTGTCAAATGGATGGATCTGGACGAGGCGAAAGTCACCTACCCCAAGATCGGCGGGGCGTTTGATCTCTTCACGAGCCAGAGCTTCACGCAGCCCACGGACACCTATGACGAGCGGCCGCGCTGGTTCGATCGCGGTCGCAAGCGCGTCCAGATCCTCGAGCACTACTACAAGCAAGGCGATGGCTGGTATCGCGTGGTGTTCTCGCGAGTCGGGATTATCGAAGGCCCTGAGAAAAGCGTCTATCTTGATGCCGAGACCGGAAAACCCGAGTGCCCACTCATCCTGCAGTCACTCTATGTCGACCGCAATGGCAACCGCTATGGGGTTGTGAAGCGCTATAAGGACCTGCAGGACGAGATCAACAAACGGCGCTCCAAGTCCCTCCATCTGCTCAGCGTCAATCAGGCGACCGCAGAGAAGGGCGCCGTGGATGATATCGAGTCAGCACGGCGCGAGCTGGCACGGCCGGACGGTTTCCTCGAATACACTCCGGGCATGAAGCTCGAGATCCGCGAGAATGCGGATCTCGCCGAAGGTCAGTTCAAGCTGCTCCAGGAAGCGATTGTCGCACTCTCGGGCACCGGACCGAATGAAGCGTTGCTGGGCAATACCGGCGATATCTCAGGTCGGGCTAAACAGGTCGACCAGCAGGGTGGGGCGATTCAACTGGGCATTCTCACCGACTCGCTGCGGTACTGGCAGAAGCGCGTGATGATTGCGACGTGGTCGCGCATCAAGCAGTTCTGGACCGGTGAGATGTGGGTGCGCATCACGGACGATGAGAACTCCCGCTTTCTCGCACTGAACTCGAGCTATCCGCCCGAGCATCCGCATGTCCAGAAGGGCATGGCCCAGCCCGGCGCGCCCATGAACAACGTCTCCGAGATGGACGTCGACATCATCATCGATGAATCCCCCGATGTGGTGACAGTCCAACAAGAGCAGTTTCAGCAATTGGTCGATCTGGCCAAAGGGGGCGTGCCGATTCCGCCCCAAGCCATCATTCAGGCATCCAACCTGCGCAATAAGCAGCAGGTATTGGATGCGATGAGTGGCAAGCTCCCGGATGGGACCGAGATCCCACCCCAAGTCCAGCAGATGCTCCAGCAGAAGGAGCAGCAGATCCAGCAGATCACCCAGGCGCAGCAGCAGAAAGCGCAAGAGCAGATGCAACAGGAGCAGCAACTGCAGCAGCAGGTGGCCGAGGCCAAACTGCAGCAGGTGCAGGTCCAAGCGGCCATGGACAAACTCCAGGCCAAGCAAGCGGCCTTCGAAGCGAAAGCTGGCGCCGTTCAAGAGCAAATCACCGCCCAGATGGAAATGCTCAACGCCAAGGAGATCGAGCTCAAAGCGTTGCAGTTACTTGCCGCTCAGAAGCTTCAGGCGACTCAGGATGCCGCCAACGCCATCGTGGAAGGCGCCAGCAAGGAAGCCACTATCAATGCGCTCACCTCGAAGCTCGAGACGCAGCAGTCCGCCCATGCCAAGCAGATGGCCGATTTGGGCTTGACGCATGCCGCGCAACTTCATGCCGAGCGTCAGAAGACGATTAAGGCTCAACAGCCTGTAGGGGAATGACATGCCACTGATCAAATCCGGCTCACGCAAGGCGGTCAGTCAGAATATCCGTACGGAGATCGCCGCCGGCAAGCCACAGAAGCAAGCCGTCGCGATTGCGCTCAGCACTGCGGACCGCGCCAAAGGCGTGGATTCAATGCGGGCTGCGCGCAAGCCCAATGCCTACAAGGGCATGAAATAACAGTTTCTGGAAGCGCCGCCGGCTTCTAACGGGCGAATCGGTCTGCAGGGTCCGTGATCCCTGCACGTGCCAGCGACGTCACGGCTGTTTTCGTAAATCTCACGAGACGAGGAATGTATGGCTGCTATTGAAGAGCTGGTCGGTGAACGTGCGCGCGATGAAAAAGGGCGATTTGTAACGGCGACGCCTGCCGAGCCTGAAAAGGCTGAAGCCGCATCACCGCCTGTTCAACCCAAAGTCGAAAACCCGGAACCGGTCATCCCGGTTACCGAGCCGCCGAAGGTTGAAGCTCAACCCGTTGCCCCTGTCGCCGCACCTGCCGCGCCAGTGCAACCGGTCGAGTCTCTCGAAACAGCCGCCTACAAGAAAGCGATGCGGGAAGAGCGCGAGAAGCGCCAGGCGCTCGAGGCGAAACTGCGTGAGCTTCAGACACCCAAACAGCCGGTCGACCCGTGGTCAGATCTGCCGGGTGCGTTAAAGAGCACGCAGGAGCAGATCCGCGAAGAGTTGTTCATTGAGCGGTGCAATCTGACGGAGGAAATCGTCCGGCAGAGACACGCTGATTTTGACGCTGTACGTGAGGTCTTCGTCGAGGCGGCCAACGCCAATCCCGCGCTATGGGCGCAAATCCGTCAGGAGCGCAATCCGGCGGAATTCGTCTATCGCGAAGGTCTGCGGATCCGCGAGCTGAAAGACGTGAACGGCGATTTCACCGCCTATCGCGCCAAGCTCGAAAAGGACATCGAGACCCGGCTGCGTGCGGAGTTTGAAGCGAAATTGAAGGCCACACCGGCCGTCCCAGTCTCGCTCAACTCCGATGCCTCACCCCCTCCGGTTGAGGTCTACCAAGGCCCCAAACCACTCAACCAGATTTTACGAAACGCCTCTAGGAGTTAGCCACTATGGCCGATACGACAGTCCCCAGTGCATTGCGAGTCAAGCAATGGGACGACAACTACTTCGTGGAGTACATCCGCGGCAACCGACTCGCGCGCTATATGGGCACGGACGAGAACGCCATCGTCCAGGTGAAGGAAGTCCTCACCAAGAAGCCCGGTGATACCATCTACTTCGAGCTCATCAACCGCCTGGCGGGAGCCGGCAAGAAGAACAACCAGACACTCCAGGGCTTCGAGGAAGATCTGAGCCAGCGCTCCTGGCCGCTCACGGTCAATCTCTACCGCCATGGTGTTGTGGTAGCCGAGTACGAGGAGCAGGCGACCGCGATCGATCTGCGCAACGCCGGCAAGGCCGTGCTCATGAACTGGTCGCTGGAACAGACCCGCGATCGGTTCATCGCAGCGCTCGCCTCCAAGGATGCCGTGGTAGCTGGCGGCGGCGGCAACACCTCGGCCTTCCAGACGACGAACGCCACAGCGCTGGGAACGTGGGTCACGGAGAACAAGGATCGCGTGCTCTTTGGCGCGGCCAACTCCAACTGGTCGGCGACGTTTGCGACCGCGCTCGGCAATGTCGACTCGACCAATGACAAGCTGACAGCTTCGGCCGTTTCGGTCATGAAGCGCCTGGCCAAAACAGCCTCTCCCAAGATCCGGCCGATCAAGGTCAACGGGGATGAAGAGTGGTACGTCATGTTCGCAGGCTCGGAGCCATTCCGCGATCTCAAGCTCGATACGAACATCGTGCAGTCGCGGCAATACGCCCTAGAGCGCGGCACGGACAACCCGCTCTTCACCGATGGCGACATCATCTGGGACGGCGTGATCGTGCGCGAGATTCCGGAACTCAGCCAGAACAAGTGGCTGGCGCTCGGTGCCTCCTCGATCGACGTGGGTGAGGTTTACCTGTGCGGTGCCCAGGCGCTCGGCTATGGCCTGGCGCAGCGTTGGAACACGCGTACCCAGGAGATGGACTACAAGACCAAGAATGGCATCGCGATCCAGCAGATCTACGACGTCGGCAAGATTCAGTTCGGCACCGGAGCCAGTGACACCACGACCCCGAAAGACAATGGTGTTCTGACGGGCTTCTTCTCAGCCGTGGGGGATGCGTGATCTAACGGGAATTCCAGCTAATTCCCCTTAGAACCCGACTGATGTTTGTCTGATTGATGCCGAATTTGTCGGCTATGCGTTGCTGCGACCAGCCGAGCGACCGCAATCTGAAGATCTCAGGTAACTGAGCTTCAGTGAGCTTAGCTCGACCATTCAATTCTCCCTGACTAGGGATCAAATAGGTCTTTTTTCCTAGCACATGGATGGCGTGAAGCTTGTTTTCACTCGCTGAGACTACTTCTAAGTTCTCCAGGCGATTGTCATTCTTTACGCCATTTCTGTGGTTGATCTGCATGCCAGCGGGAATTGGTCCCATAAAGCTCTCGTAAATGAGCCTGTGGGCTTGGATGTTCTTCCTAACATCCAAGTTCACGAGCAGAAAGCGAGCATAGCCACGCGAAAGGCTCGGTTTGCGGATTAGACCGATATGAGTACCGCAGGCCGCCTTGACGCTTCGACATCTACCCAGATTGGAGACTTCGTAATGGCCTTCAAAGCCGATGGCGGGTTTCCAGACTTCGGTCATGCGTCGCCTCCGAATGATGTGAGAATTCTACTACTTTTTCAAAGGAAACCTTGACATGACTGCATCGACTGTTGCGGTGGCGGCATCGGCTGCTCACCTGTGCCCGAAGCCCTACGAAACCGGACTTCAGGCGCCCATCTTCACGGCCAGTATTGCCACGACCTCCCTCGATGATGTGGGGGATATCGTGGAGTTGGGCTATATCCCCGAGAACATGACGGTGATCGGGTTTGTGGTCAGCACCGCATCCCTGGCAGCTTCCGCCCTGGTCTACAAGATCCAGTTTGTAGCCGGCGGCACTACCACGGACATCGTGACTTCCGTCACGACCGGCTCGGGCGCGGGTTCGGCGTTCTGGGGAGTCTCCCCGGCACCGGTGGTTACGACCGCGCGTACGAAAGTTCAGATCAACATCACGACCGTAGCTACGACGCCTGCGGCCGGGGTGTTCAATCTGATTCCAATCATGGCCAAC